CGAGACCCCCAGCGGTCGGGCTGGCTGAAGGGCTCTAATGCAGGCGGTTCCGACCGGCGCAAAGGCTGGCTAAAGAGGTAAGATGGGGCCATGGCCTATACCTCTGAGGATGTCGCTGCGGACCTTGCTGAGCTGCGCAGCAAGATCAATCAGGGCGTCCTAAAAGCTCGATTCAGCGACGGCCGGGAGATCACCTATCGAAGCCTGGATGAAATGCGCCGGATCGAACAATCCATGGCCGCAGAGGCGGAGCCGACTACCTCGCGTCGGGTTCGACGCACCTACTTCAGCGTGTCTCGGCCAACCTGATGGGCAAGGGTAAGAGCAAGGGCAAAGGCAAGCGGCTCCGAGATGACCGGGAACTTGCCCGCCGCACCATGGCCCGGTTTGAGGCCGCAGAGGACACCCGGCGAACCTCTGGCTGGTGGACAAACAACAGCGGTCCAAACAGCGATCTGCGACAGGCGTACTACTGGCTGGTAAAGCGGCACCAGGATCTTGCCGATAACGATGCCTACGCATCCAGGGCGATTGGCGTGATTATAAATAATTGGATTGGCGATGGGATTATGAGCACTCCTACGGGTGCGACTAACAAATATAAATCAAGCTGGAAAACCTGGGCAGAATCACGACATAGCGATTTTTACGGCACCCATGATTGGTACGGCAATCAATCTGTTGGGGCCAGAACTACAGCGGTGCGCGGCGCCGTACTGGTGCGGAAGCGGATATATCCTGAACTATTTGAGCGTCACGGAATAGTGCCTTTGCAAGTGCAGATGCTTGAGCCTGATTGGTTAGATTTTAATAAAGACAATTCTCAAGACATATTATTTGGCCAGCAGTTTGATAGCGCAGGCCGTTTGATGGGTTACTGGATTAGAGACAGCCACCCTGGCGAAACGTCGCTAGGTATTGGCGTCAGGGTGCAAAGCACTTTTGTACCGAAAGAGGAAATAAGTTTACATTTTGATTGCAGGCGAGCTGGCCAGAGAATGGGGCTCCCGTTTGGCACGGCAGCGATTTTGACCCTGCGGGATATGGGTGACATCAGGGCGGCCCAGCAGATGAAAGATAAAATTTCAGCTTGCTTTTTTGGCGTTACTTACGACTCGGATACGCAGGCGTCTACGGATCCCGAAAAAGACGGGCTGGAGTTTGACACGATCGAACCTGGCGCAGTTGAGCACATGCCCCCAGGTAGAAACTTTCAGGCATTCACCCCGCCAAGTTCTGGTGATTTTGTTAGCACCCACCGTGAGTACGCCCATGCTGTAGCAGCAGCCTACGAGATTACCTATGAATCAATGACGGGTGATTTGTCAAACGTCAATTATTCGAGCTTTAGGGGCGGATGGCTTGAGTTTAGTAGGCGGATTGCTTACTTGCGAGGGAAGGTTTCCATCCCCGGAATGCTGGCGCCGGTGTGTGAGTGGCATGACGAATTAGCCCGGATGGTTGGCCTGCTGAAAGGGCCAATGAGCTGGACCCATACCCCGCCGCGTCGGGAGATGATCGACCCAACCAAGGAAATTCCAGCGCTGATTTTGGCTGTGAGGGCCGGATTTATGAGCTTGTCAGAAGTACAGCTATCATTTGGCTATGTGCCTGAAGAAGTAATTCAAGAGCTGAGCAGAGACCTACAAAGAGCTAGGGACGCCAGCCTGATCCTGAGTACAGATGCCGCGCTGGTTTCCAATGCTGGCGTAACCCAGGCTCGTCCGGCAGGATCTGCATTCACTAACTCAGCGCCTGACCCTGGCGCAGACGAGAACGGCAGCGACCCGCCGGACTGATGGCGCTGACCGCTTAAACTACCCCCAGCATCTGAGCATCAATGGCCCCAGGAGTAACCGTTAAAGCCGCCGCCACTACCCCAGTGTTGCGGCTCTATGGCGAAGTCGGGGTTGACGTGTTGGTTGACGACGTAGCCCGAGCGCTGGACGCTGCAGGGGGGCGTGATGTGGAGATTCACCTGTTTTCACCAGGCGGCGCGGCGGCCGAAGGGATTGCAATCCATAACGTGTTGGCGGCTTACAAGGGCAGAAAGGATTATGTGGTGGATGGCTTGGTGGCATCTGCCGGCTCGATTGTCCCAATGGCCATCAGCAAGGCCAAGGGTGATCGCCGCTTGATGCCAAGCAACGCCCTGCTGATGATCCACAACTGCTGGGGCGGATCGGTTGGAGACGCCGATTCAATGGATGCCGCGGCGGCCATGCTGCGCGTTCACTCCCAGGTTTATTCCACCACCTATGCCAAGGCATCAGGCCAATCGGTCGAGCAGATTGTGGAATGGATGGGCGCGGCGCAGGGTGGTGGCACCTGGTTCACCGCCGAAGCGGCCCTGGCGGCTGGCCTGATTGATGCAGTGATCGACCCGGTAGACGTGCGTGCCAGCGTCCCAGCACTGCCTGCGGGGCGATTCCCTAACTCTCCAGGGTGGGTGTCCAAGGCCCTGGCGTCAATGGTTAGAATAGAATCAGGAGATCACCCTGAACACTCCCGAGCTGAACACATGCCCACGCAAGATCAGGCCGGGAGCGCACCGGCCGCCGTCATTGAAGCGCCTCCCGTGGTCGCATCTACCGAGGTTGCCCCTGTTGCCCCTGCAGTAGTGCAAGCCGCCGTCAGCCCCGTTACCTCGACCGCTGTTGCGGATTCTGTTGCCCTTGCCAATGCACAGCGCGAAATCGAAATCCGTCGTTGCGCGGCCGAGGCCAATATCGCTCCTGTCGCGGTGCAAGCCATGGTTGACGGCGGCAAGCCTTTTGCTGATGTTGCCCTGGAAATTGTGAAGGCCCACGCCGGCCCGCTTGAAACCGTCGCCAGCAAGGCGGGCCACCCTGCCCGCATCCAGGTCACTCGCGACTCGGGAGATACGCTGATGACCGGATTACAGGATGCGATCTGGGCCAAGATCAGGCCTGAGCAGGCCATGAGCGACGCGGCCCGGCCTTATGCCGGAATGCGAATGATGGAGATTACCCGCGTTTTTGCTGAAAGCCGAGGGCATAATACAATTGGCCGATCTGCTCACCAGCTAATTGCGTTGGCATTGCATACCGGCGACGATTTTACAAACTTGCTGGCGAATGTTGCCAACAAGACAATGATGGACGGGTGGGCCGAGGAAAACCATAGATGGGAGCTTTTTGCAACTCGTCAAGATTTGCCCGACTTAAAGCCTGCCAATCAGGTGTTTATCGCTGGCAATCTTGAGCCTATCAGGGTGGTAAATGGCGAGCCAACCGACAAGACTAAAGCGGATGCCCGAGTAGAAGGAGGTGAATATCAATTCGCCACTCTTCAAGACGGGAAAGTGACTTGGCAGTTGAGCAAATATACAAGGGGCCTGCGTGTTGCTGAAGAGGTGTTTATCAATGACGACCTTAGCGGACTGGCCGAAGTCCCTGATATGTTTGGTCGAGGCGGTCGGCGTGTTCAGGCTAAAGGCATTTACGGCCTTATTACTGGCAACGCAAACGTTGGCATTGATGGCCTGCCATTGTTCCATGCCAGTCATAACAACACTGGAACCGGAACCATTGGCAACACCGGATGGAACACTGCTGTTCTGAAATTGTCTACGCAAACCGACCCAGCTGGTAACCCGCTGGAGCTGGACCCAGCGTTGACGCTGGCCCCTGCTGCTCTGCGCGGGCCTATGCAGCAATTTCTGAGGCCAAACAATTACATGCCTTCACAGCTTACAGGTAATGCCGGGCCTGCAACTTCTTCTTATTCAGGCGCTATTGAAGACATTTACTCTGCTCGGCTTGATAGCGCTAGCGCACTTCAGTGGTACGTTATGGCGGCAAAAACAGCCTCTAAGGGAATTGTTCAAGGGTATCTTCAAGGTGAAAGCGGCCCAACCCTTACCACCGAAACCAAGCGAAATCCCGACTGCTTGGAATTTCTGTTTCGCATGTATTGGGGTTGCACGCTTAGCGACTATCGATTTATCTATCGCTCTTCCGGCGTTGATTGATCAATGCTTTTTCCTGACAACTTTCAGCCCATTCCATTCCTAATGTAATCCAATGGCTAAAAACTACATTCAAGAAGGCAACACGATTCCGTTTCCCGCTCCCTACGCGGTTGCGTCAGGCGTTGGTGCTTTGATTGGCTCTGTTTTTGGTGTTTCGCTGGCGGCCCTGGCTAACAGCGAGGTCGGGCAATTCAGCCTTGTAGGCGTATGGCAACTTCCTAAGGCCACTGGCGCCGCCGCTAACCTTGGCGCAAAGGCGTATTGGAACGACACCAGCAAAAGCGTAACCGCCAGCGCCAGCGGCAACACTCTGATCGGCGTGTTTGTGCCGGCCACGCCAGCTCAGACGACCGCGTACGCCTCTGGCGATACGTTGGCCCACGTCCGCCTCAACGGCGCCTTCTGATGAGCTGGGCCCGCCTATCAGCTGA